AGAGAAGGGAACGATGATAATCTAAAACATTTCAACTGGTGTTGGAAACAACTGATTAATGACTTCAAAAAAGAAAATATAATATTTGAAATAGAGGGTGAACACTACGAATATTTCCAGAACTTTTTTGATGAAATTTTTTATAAACAAAAAGATAAAAAAATCCGAGAATCAATTGATATGTTTTTTATGGATGTATTTGATTTTGAAAAAGCATTCACACAATCTGATTTAGATTTAATTTTAACAATATATAAGAACTTAGATAAAAATATGAGAATAAATATTTACTAATTTTTGATGTAGTAATATTATTCTAATAATAAACATAAATAAAAAATAAAAATGGAAACTTTAGAAAAAATAAAAGCGTTAGTTGAGACACTTTCTGACGAATCAACAAAATTTTATGAAAAAAACAATAAATCAGCAGGAACTAGAGCAAGAACTGCAGCACAAGAATTAAGAGAACTATTAAAAACGTTTAGAGTTGAAATTTTAGAGGCTAGAAAGAATGGTTAATATAGATACAATATTTTCTTTCGTATTCGTATTTTCGCTTTTATCGTCTTTGAGACTGGTTACTAAACTTCTTTTGCTATTATTAGAAAAGACACCTCAGAAATTAATTTTAAATAAAAGTGAATTATTTTTTTACGGGATAATGATATCATACGCAATAACATACATAATGAAAAATTAATACTATGAGTATCTATAATGAATTTAATGAATTGTATCCTTATATACAATCAATCCGAAAACTTAAAACCTATTTGAGTTTTGACATGTCATTTCCGAAAGATTGGAAATTACCTAAAAAATACGTACCACAAGATAGTGTTATTGAAAATAAGTCAACAGACCCAACAATGAGGCTAATTTCTTTTGGTGTTGAATTTAATGAAGATACTGTCAATACAATTGTTGATAGTATTAAAAACGTAATCAAATATAATCGTGAAATTGAGGAAAAAGAACTTTTATTTGGTCTAAAAGTCCAGGAGTTAAAAAATATTTTTGAGAAACAAAACTTAATAACATTACAAGATTTAAAATTTGACTTAGAGTCAAATAAACTTAAATTAGATGATGAATATGGTACAATTGAAAACAGAGACAGAGAAGAACATAGAGTGGTTGAAGAATGAGATATTATTAGACCAACAACAACTGGAACGTGAAAAAACACAGTTTATCCGGCAAATAAAAAATTTTAAGAGAGAAGAAATACTACCAAAAGAAGAGAAACAAACATTATGGAAACGGTTCAAGAAAGTAATTATGGGGATTTAACAAATCTAGCGTTAATAACAGATGGTATACAAAAATTATTTCCAACAGGATTAGGCGTTTTGGTTTACGAATTAAACGTGTATGATTTTTATAACATCAAAAAACAATTTCCAGAAATAAACGAAAACAAAAATCGTTTTAAAATTGATATTTCAGGTGTTGAAGTTGTTTTCATACTTAAAGGTAGTCTTGAAAAAGAACTAAATAAAATAGAAAAAGATCAAGCATCAACGGAAGTTTTAGAACCAGTAATTAATGACTCATTTTTAAATAAACTCTTAAAATTATTCAGTAAAAAACGTAGTTGAATTTCTATATAAAAACGATTTTGATATACCTTTACTTTCTAATATTGAGTAAAGGTATTTTTTTTGTTGTATTGATGTGTCGTAAACCACAACACAGTCACTTCTTTTATTTTTATATAACGCATCTTCAAGAATTTTTAAAAACCTATTACTATCACCATCGCTTTTTAACGAGAATAAGAAATAATTATCATCTTCTTGAACTAATAATTTGTTGTTTAATTTAGATATAAATTTAAGTCCTTTAACTTTTAAATATTTACTATAAAAGTGTTTGAATGAGATTTTATGTTTGGTTTGTAAATCATATAAGAACTCCTCAACTTTATATTTTGATATCTTAGTTATTTTATAATTAGGATCATCAATTTCAATTTTTATTTGACGACCTAATTCATCTCTGACATAAAAAGGTGTAAAGTCTTTAGAATCGTTTTCTAATATACCAAGTTCAAATTCACAACGTTTACCATTCTCAACCTCTTTGTTAAAAACAACATCATTGTTTAGTAATTTATCAAAAAATTTTTCAGCCCTTTCTTTGGTTTTAAATTTTTTAATTATTTTCTTTCTTTCTTTATTTTTAAACAAAACTATTAGGTATTTCATAAAAAATTACTATATTTGCATTAAAGATATTAAAATTTAATAAAAAATGAATACTGACAATTATTACACGATTTTAGGCGTCTCAGAAGATGCAACACAAGATGATATAAAAAAAGCGTATAGAAAGTTAGCGAAAGAAAATCATCCAGATAAAGGTGGTGATGAGGAAATTTTTAAAAACATATCAATTGCTTACGACGCTATTGGTAATGAGGAAAGTCGTAAGAAATACGATTTTGAACGAAAAAACCCTTTCAGTGGAATTAAAGGTCAATATGGTGAAGCGTTCAGATCTACCTTTAGAAATATGCACAGAGGTCACGAATCACAAGAACATAGAGTCCACACAAAAACAATCACAGTTGATATTACAGTGTTAGATTCTTTCCTAACCAAAGAAAAACAATTTGAGTTTAATCGGAAAATTAAATGTGAACCTTGTGGTGGTAAAGGTGGTGAAAGACAAACTTGTCAAATATGTTCAGGACAAGGGCAGGTCATACAACAGATGGGTAGTGGTATGTTTATACAAATTGTTTCTATGATGTGTAACAATTGCTCTGGACGAGGTTATACGTTGGTAAATAAATGTAACGAATGTTTAGGAAATGGTACAAAAAATGAAACAAAAAAAGTTGAGGTAAAAATACCACACGGTATTGATAATGGGCAATTTTTAAGAATGAAAGGTGTTGGTGATTTTAATGAAGGTTTGTATGGTGATTTAATAATTAAGGTTAATTTACAAAATGAAAACGACTTTGATAAGTACGACAATAATTTAGTATATAACAAATACTTTAATATTAATGATTTTAATGAAGAATCTTTTGAAGTACCACACCCTGACGGAACAATGAAAGTCAATTTTCCAAAAAATATTGACACATCCAAACCATTAAGAGTAAAAGGTAAGGGATTTAAATATAATGGTGTTGGTGATTTATTTATAAATCAATATTTAAAGTATGAAAAACTTTAAAAAAAATTAATTATGTCATAAATAAATGATATAATACCATATATTGCAAAGGCGAACATAATGCCGCCAAACCAAAATAAAAAATTCTGAGTCTGTTTAACACCTTTATTAGTTTTACAGGCGCTACAGCCTACTTTTGTTGCTTCTTTCGTTTCCATACATAAAATATAAATAAAGTGTGACGAATTGGAAAGGTTATTTTAACACGTTGGTGAATTTTATATGTTTAGTGATATTTATAATTAACAAAAAAAAAGAAATATGGAATTAGTAAATATATTATCAAAAGTAGTTAAAGAAAATTTAACGACTAAAAAAATATTATTAGAATACCCTGAATCTACGGTTAAAAAATTATTAGATAAGTTTACAAAAGAAACTGATGAAACTGAAGATGTTATACGTAAAACAATCTCTGATTTTGAACGATTTAAAAGTTCGTTAAGTAATGAAGATAAAGATATTTTTAAACATTCATATGAAAAAATAAAAAGTTTGATTAAAGATAAATCAACACAACAAAAAACTAAAAAAGATTTAGATGGTTTAGTCCAGGATTATATCGCAAAAAATAAAGGTGTTGATTTACAATTAACAAAGAACAACATTAAAAAATTCTTTGAGATTAAAACAAATTTACCTCAAGCGAGAGAATTTAAATCAGACGTTACAAATATTAATCCCTCTGAGTTAAATAGTTTGGTTCAACGGTACTTTACAAAGTTCAATAACCAAGGTGTCAATGAACTTATAGTAGCAATAGCACAAAAATTTCACGATGAAAATCCAGATGAAGATGTTATGACTACAATCTTACCTAGGGTTAAACGTTTTGTGAAACACTACGATCTAATCCCATTGAATGCAAAACTAAGTAAATTAATGAATTTTATTGAATTTGAACATATTGTAGATGGTTACACACCAATGGAAGAGAGTGAGTATACAGTACCAGAAGTTGACACTAGTGATGTTGATATTGCATATGAAGATGATGATATTTTAATTTTTGCACCAGACCAAAAACATAAATGTATTAACATTAGAAAGAAATTCGCACCAGATAGAAGATGGTGTACTTCTTGGGAAGGATCCTCAAATTATTATTATAATTATCGTTTAAATCAAAATTTAACATTATATTATGTTATTCAGAAAAATTTGCCACAGACTGATTTAAATTACGCAACCGTTGTCCTTGTTGATAAATATGGTGGTATGAGATTAGCCGATGGATCAAACTCTGGACGATACGCTGGTGGTAATGAATTACCTTGGAGTGAAATTGTATCTAAAGTTCCCGCTCTTGAAGGTAAAAAAGACTACTTAGAGGCGAAACCATACGATGGTGAAGATGAAGCAAAATTAAAAAAATATAAATCTTACAATTTAAATACAACAGATCCTATTTCAGAATTAGGTAGTTTAGAAGAAGTTGAATTATGGTTAGAATTAAGAAGTCCTGATCTTAAATCAACACCAAGAGGTGATGAGATTTTTGGGAATTTTCCAGAAGAATTACAAAAAAAATACATTGGTTTAGGGAATGAATTATCGGCTGGAATGGTTAGAGTATTAACACCTAGTGCAATGGGGTACTATATTTCAAAGAAACGTGAAAAATTATTACAAAAGACCCTTAAAGATTTAAATGAAAATGATATGGAAATCATATTAAGTAAAGAAATGAGACCATATTATAAAAGTTTAAAGGAAAAATTTGCTAACGAACTTAATAATCAATTTGGTGATATTATACAAATTAAATACCCTTCAGATACTAGTGCAAAATATATTAGAATGTTTGGTATGAATGAGTTATTAGATAGTATACCAGACACAACAATACTTTTTGAAGTTGATAATACATCAAACGACAAAGTAATCTTTGACATCCCAGATTCAATTGGTAAATTAACTAATTTACAAACATTAGTTTTTAATAATTGTATTAATAAATTACCAGAAACAGTAGGTAACCTTACTAATTTACAATTTTTAACTTTAACTAATAATGAGGAATTGACAACATTCCCAAATAGTGTTGTTGATTTAAGATGTTTATTGTTTATCTCTGTTGAAAATTCACCAATTGATATTGAAATATTACCAGAAGAGTTTAAAAGATATGTTGACACAAGTGCTGACACATTTTGGCCAGTTAACTATCCTGATGAGATGAAAGGCGATTGTTTACTTTAATTATAACTACAATATGAAAAATGTTGATATTGAAATTTATTTGAATCAAGTTATTACTTTTTTTGAAAAAAACCCAAATGATCTAATGGATTTAATTGGTGAATTACAAAAAGATGAGTTTTATTTAAAACTTCGTCAACAATGTGAAAAAAATGTTGAAGAAGGGAAAGATATTACCTTAACTAAAGAACAAATGATAAATATTATTGTTGATTTAAAAATACCAGATATTGTTGATAAACAGGAAGTTGCGGTAAACAATATCGTCCAAAAAACAAAGTTTGGTGAAATATTTTTAAATTAATTTTAAAAAATGTTTGGATATTAAGAAAATATTTATACCTTTGTATAGTTAAATGATTAACGAAAAATCTTAACCGAAAAGACTGAGCATAAATCTTGAGTTTGTGCAGGAATACATCTAAAGATGGTGGTTAAGTGGGTCTCTTGGATATACCCAACCAAGCGTAAGGTGACAACACGTGAGGGAAGGCTGTCACAACATTAACCCCCAATAACTTGGGGGTTTTGTTTTTTAATCTAATGGGTTATATGTTTTAATAATTTTTGTTTCTCTATTAAAATGTTTACCATTACCTTTCATTTGGTTATATAATGTTATATCATATATTGGTAATTTATCTAATTTACCGAGAGTATTTAAACTGACTAAAATTTCATAATTAACACCATTTATACTTTTTAATCTCAACACATCTTTATAACCTAATTTCTGTAAAGAAATCATTTTCCATATATTATCTATATTTACCCTTACAACATTAACCCCCTCATCAATTTTAGGGTTAACAAAATTAGGATCACTTGGGAATGTCTGTTCTCTAAAATTCCTTTCTGAAAAATGAAGACTAATTTTAATATTAAAATAGGCTTTTTTAACTTGATTTGTTTTTTTATCTGTATATTGACCTAATAAAGGACTTATTTCTTTAGCTAAAATTTTTTGTGTAATGTATGTTTGTTTGATTAACTTTAAAATTTAATCATCTATATGTTCGTAGTTAGTACCCTCATTCAATGGTTTACGACCAAGGTATTGAATACTCACAATATGATATTCAATCTCCTCTTTTAAAATTTTTTTAATTAAATTTTTCATATTTATATAAATATCTAAAAAAAAGTATTATCTTAGCACAGAATTAGTTATTAACCTATAAAAAAAATAAGATGAAAACAATTGAAATTACAATGCAGGAGATATGGTCAGCGACAAGACCAATTGTTTACAAGAGTAAAAAACAATACACTCGTAAACAAAAACACAAAAACAATTATTGATTACGATAAAGTGGTGGATTTTTCTACCACTTTTTTTATATTTTAAAATATGGAACGAAAGGAATTTTTTGAGAAAGAAGGTGATATTTTAAAATGGATATATGAACAAGAGGGAATGTTATTATCAAAATGTGTTGTTGATGGTAAATTAAATATAACACCAGAATTATTATTAACTAAAAATTTTTTATTAATATATAGTGACAGTGTTATATTTGATAATGGGTTTTTGTATTATGATGCTTTTTTTAAGAATAAATCAGACCTTTATATATATTTATCAAAGAAGGATATTCGTGATTCGGAATATAAAATAACAATATATTTTGAACCAAAAAACATAGAAGAAACAAAGTTCTTCATAAAAAATTTAATGAAATTAAAAGATGGAAATTAGTAGTGTAGAATTACAAGAAAAAATTAATAAAGGTGAGAAAATAATTCTGAAGTTAGGTGCGCTGTGGTGTGTTCCGTGTAAAATGTTAAAACCAATATTTGAAAAAGTTGTAAACGAGAATACAACCGACGTTCAAATGTACACACTTGATGTTGATTTAAACAGAGAAATCGCGATGTCATTAGGTGTTAGGAGTGTACCAACAATAAAAATGTTTAATGCTGGTGAGGTCATTGACACAAAAGTTGGTATGCAATCAGAAACCCAATTAAACGATATGATAAATACATTGATAAATGGATAAAGCGGTTGTATTGTTCACAATGAAAAGTTGTCCTTTTTGTGTTGAACTAAAAGAAATGTTGGATAAATCAAACATCCAGTTTGTTGATAGAGATATTGATGATTATGAAGAAGAATACAATATGTTTGTTAATATTACTGAAAATGATTATGTACCGGCATTTATGTTAATTGAGGATCCAGAAACTGAAGAACCACTAACAGAGTTGTTTGCACCAGATCGTGATTTTGATGACATTAACGAAGGTTTTGAGATTATTAAATCATTTATAATTAACTAAAAAAAATCCCACCTAAATAGTGGGATTTTCGTTTTAAAATAATATAATATGTTCTAATAGATCTTGTTTTGTATAGGGTTTATCTTTGACAGGATATAAAATATCTTCAAGAACGTTATAATCATTGATTTTATCTTTAAAGTCTTTTAAATCAAACGAAAACACGTCTAAAATTAATGACGTAATATCTTTTAAATTTTGTTTTGTGTCACAAATTATTTTTATTTTGAAATCTTCAGAATCGTCAGTTTCTTTAGTGAAGTAAAATTGTACATCATCTGTATTCAACAAACTGTATAAATGGTTAAAGATATATTGAGAATAATATACCATCAATCTACCACAATTTAGACTATAACCATATGGAAATTCAGATGTTATTGACAATTCGTGAACTGGATCAAGACCATCAGTAAAAACGGCTTTATTTACAAAAACCCAACCCTTTTCAATGTTATTGATTTCTTGATCATATCTAATAACGTCAATGGTGTTTATTTTCTCAACACCAATACTACTTAATTCATCTTTAAACAACTCATAAAATTCTGATTTGACATCCTCAAGATCTAAGATTGTTTTTGATGTTGTTTGACCGTGAACAACCATAAACGATTCACAGTCTGTAATTTGAATAATCGTGTTCTCGTTTTTATCTATTTTGGTTAATATGAAATCGGCAAATAGATTTACGATACCTCTTTTTGAATTTTTATTAATTTTTTTCATATACTATTTTTATTAATAGATATGAATTTTATTTGAATAGTTAAATAGTTAATAAATATAATCTGATAATGAATCGTTAATGTAATCACTAACTAAATCATCACTTGGGTATGGTAGTAACCTAATTTTAGGTTCTTCATAAATTCCTAATAAAAATAAAGAATTTAATATTTTGATATAACTATTATCTTCTATTATATTTATTTTATTATTATCAATACCTCTAAAGTAATGATCTAAAACAATATTAAAGTCTTTTATTTTAATTTTAACGAAATCATCTTCCCAAACAACATCCTTACTAAAAAACTCAGATAACTCTGACCAGATTCTTTCAAACATTTGTTCATTCCAGGCTTCATTATTTGCCATTGAATATAAGTCACTCAAACTTGATTTAAGTTCCCGTAAACAATCCAATTCAATAACAAATTTAAATAACTCAGAATCTGTCATAATAACCTCAATATTATCTGAAACATTAAATTCATCGTTTTCATCAAAATAATCAGATGGTAAATTATAGTTGAAAGATTCTTCATCAAAATTATTACCACCACAGGCTCCTAAAATGATTTCTTTAATTGTTATTAAATTATTATCATTTAATATTTCAATAATATCAGAATAATAGTTGATACTACTTTCATCAACATATAAATATTTATACCAATCTTGACCAAAAACACCATTAACGACTATACTTATATCTTCGTAATTAAAAATATTGGATAAATAACTTAAATCTGGTAATGAAATATAAAATTCATTATCAACAACACTAACATCGTCTAAATAGTTTACAAAATAACCAGGACCGTATTTCTTTAATATAGAATGACAAATCATATTAAATTCAGATTCTTCGTCATTGTAATATAATAGTGTGTATAATCTTTCTAAATTAATTTTTTCTATTTTATTGTGTGTAATTAGGAATTTAGCAACGTTACTAAATTTCCTAAACGACGTAATTATAATATTCTCAACATCATTAGAACCACCATTATTAATGTAATTAATAATTAAATCAAAATTCATCATATGTAATCACCAAAGTAATCATTTATGTTTTTTCGGATATCATCCCAATCTGCATATTCTGGTATACGAAAACTAATCTGATCGTAAGCACCCTCATCAAGTAGTTTACCCATCATACCAACATATGACCCAAAATATTCTAATAGTGAATCACTATAAGTATAACCTTTATTTTCATTGACAAATACAGATACGTTACTTCCAAAGTCACGTATTCTAATATAGTTACGATATTTTGTATTACCACCAGTTTCAAAAGATTCTTCAACAATTTTTGACTCAAAAAATTCATAAAGACCGTCGTTTACCAAATCATAACATTCACTTTCATAAGCAATACTATAAGCACTATTATGTAGTGAATTTAATTCAGATTTAAGATCGTCCAGATCTCCATCTAACAACTCATTCATTGCTTCTTCATTGGAAATAAGTTCCATCACGTTTTCACTAGTTATTGTAAAAAACCCTTCAGTTCCTTGTTCTTCTGAAAACTCATTAAACAACACAGAATCATAATCATCAAGTGATAATTCTTGATTTCCGATTTGTTTAACGATATAATGTGATAATCTGTTTTTATTTTCATCATTTAAATCATCAATTACATCGCGATAAACATCATCAGTTGTGTCCCAAAAGCGTTCAAAAAAATCATCCTCAGTAAAAATTGCTTTTGCTAAGTCTTTAGGTGATGTCTCACGACTATAGGATTTAAAAAAAACACTTAACTCATCTTTATCTCTCAAATATAACCAATATTGACCACTTCTATTTTCAACATCAGTTAAAAGGTTGTTACAAATATATTGAAGGGCACTATCTTCATCGTTTTCTAACCACCATTCTAAATAGTAGTTTTTAATTTCATCATCAAAACCTTCATAGTCAACATCAACCAAAAACCCGTTTTTTGATAAAAAATCAAATAAACCAGGATTTGCACCAAAATCATCACCTTCTAACATTTCAAGGTTAATCTCAGATTGTCGGTTCGCCCTAGCGACCATTGTTAAAAATGCTGTCAACCTAACAAAAACGGATTTAACAGTCCCAACGAAACCATCTTCATTGTATTCTTCAATAAAATTATTTAGTGCCATATTATATAAATATAAAAAAGGTGATAAAATATACTTACCACCTTAAATTTTAGTTACCCAAAGGAATTATTTTTTATTGTAATATTTCTCAACAATTTTTTTAACTGACTCTTGTACACTTGCACTTTTTTGTTCTTGAGTTTGTTTTACGGTTTGTTCCGCTTGTTGTTGGTTTCCTTTGTTTTTACATCCACATCCCATAATTAATTGATTTTATAGTGTTTATTTATTAATAAATATTGGAATATAGATTAATTTGTAAAGAATTATATATTTATTATTATATGAAAAAGACATTTAAAATAACAGAATCAAAATTAATAACCTTAATTAAGGATATTATTAGAGAACAAGAAATGGAGGAGGTTGTAATAACACCAGAACAATATTATGACTTAATGAGAAAAGTGTTTTATAAAACAGAAGCAATACCATCATTACCACCTTTTAAAAATAAAACATTAGTTGTTTCTGGTGATCTAAAATTAAATGATCCAAGAATTAAAAGTTTAGGTAAACTTAAAATTTTAGGAAAATTAGACATTTCGGGATCAAAAATATCATCATTAGATGATGTTGAAGTTACTGGTTATGTTAATGATCGGAGTACACCACTATACAATATTAAACAACAAAGAATATTAAACGCAAAAATTAGTGAACAAGAAAGTCTTAGAGAAGATGATGGATGGAACTTGAATGATACAGATGAAGTTGGTGAAATGGCACATGCCGCATTTGAATTTGCGAATAATCGTTCTGATATTACCGCATTAACAGATTACGATCGTGAACGAATTAATGAAATTAGAAACACAATACAAGAATTAGAAGAAGAACAGGAAAATTTAGACACAGAACTTGAAAATTGGAATGTGTTATATGATGATATTACAGATCGTATTAGTGAGTTAGAAGATGAACTTAATGAATTGAAAGATGATAAATCAGATGTTTATGATTTTTACCCATCCGGTCGTCATTATGATTTACACGAATATGAGTGTTTAACAGAAAATATGAGATTTGCGGTCGGAACAACTGAAGAGGCCGATAGTTCATTAAGAGACTATTTTGAAGAATGGATTGACAACCCATTAGAATATCTTGGACCAGATCGTATAACAGACTATGTTGATGCCGATATGGTTATAGAGGATTTTGAGGATAGTGAACGAGAGTATATAGAAGAAAATCCCGAAGATTATGATATTAGTAGAGATTTAAGTTATAACCAAGAACAAGAAGTCCAAGACTACGAAAAACAAAAATTAGGACTAGAAGTTGAACGATTTTTAATTGAAAAAGGAGGTAGAACACCATTAATTGAGGATAAAATTGATAGTGCAAAATATTTTAAATTTAAAGATTATTTAGATAATATTTTTGTTGTTGAGTTTTCAGATGAATGGGAATTATATCAAAATGGTAAAAAAATTGAAATGATAACATATTCTGATGAGGAATTTGAAGAACAAGAAACCGATAATCAAACACGTTTGGATGAGATTGAGAGTGAAATCAGTGATATTGAGTACGAAATTGACGAAATAAATGAAAACCCTGACGGTGATTTTAATCAGGATGAAATTGATGAAAAGGTTGAATCTATGTTAGAAGATATTAGATACGATCCATATGGCTGGTTAAAGGATAGGGGTTATGATAATGAGACAATTGTTAGTTTTATAGACAAAGATGCTATGTTGGATGACCTAGTTCGTGACGCAGATTACTGCTCATTAAATGGTTATGATGACAATTACGACGAAGTAAGTATTAACGACAAATATTATGTTGTTATGAGGATTGATTAATCTATAAATTATTAATATTATTAGTGTGATGGGTAGGAAAAAAAAGGTTGAGTTTTTAATGAAAACGGATTGGATGTTTGATAAACCAATTGACCAAGAACATAAGGAATATGTGTTATTATCCTATTTCCAAAAAATGGGCGAAAAATTAGATAAATTAGAATTATACCCAGGGTTTATTGAATTATCATTACACCTTGCAAATGCGCAAACATTAATTAAAGATAAGAAAATTTTATATACGGATAAAAAATTTAAAACTGTTGATGATGAATTATTGGTTATGGATTTAAAAATTAAAGATCTACCACCAATGACAAGTGATGAACATGCAGAATTTATTAAGATTTTATCATATAGTACACCAAAACTACACGAATATTTTGATATTGCAAAATCTGTTTGGGAAACAGTATTTGACAATGTTATTGTTAAAGTTAAAAAAAATATTGATAATATAACATTAAAAAATGGTTATTTTTATTATGAAAATAATAACACTAATGTTTTATATGTTTGGGAATATGAGAAAAAACTAGCAGCAAAAGGATCCCCAGAAAATAAATTAATTATAAATTTAATTTATTCAGATGAAAAAAAAGATTTGACTATTACAAAAATAATTGATATGTTTAGTAATGTTGATAGTGAGAAACAAAAAATACTACCGATTGTTGAAATGACAGTTAATGGTGAGTTCCCGTTAGAAGAAACGTTATTACCACTATTTAAACGAAAATTGATTAGTTACATCGTACAGAAAAAAGGAATTGAGGATTACAAAAAAACAAAGGAACAATTAAAATAAATAATATGAAAACAAGAACACTTAATGAATTAAGACAAGAGAAAGAGTTTGGTTACAAAAATCCTGTATCGCAGAAAAATAATCAACAAGAAATTGATTTAGTAAAAACTTACAAAACAATTCAGGATTTGGCAAACGAATTCCCCAACGACGCAGATCTTGGTCGTAAAACGAGAACACTTTTAATTAGTTTGGGGTTATATCAACAAAAAAACGGTTAATATGTTGGAAAAAGAAATGGTTAATCACCCGGAACATTATGGTGGTTCAGACAATGTTTATGAAGTGATAAAAGTTATTGACGCTTGGGACTTAGGGTTTTCTTTAGGTAATACTGTTAAATATATCTCAAGAGCGGGTAAAAAACACAAGGATAAGGAATTACAAGACTTGAAAAAAGCGGCTTGGTATCTACAACATCATATTGAAAAGTTAGAAACTAATCGTTAATAACAACAAGGTCGTTTTCTTGTATGTCATATAGATCACAAGAACCCCCAGTTATTTCAAGAGCCATATCACCAAAACCTTTGTAACGTAGACAATTATTATCTTTACAAGGTTTACAGTTTTTATGTATTTTTGTTATGAGATTATCTTTGATAAATATGATGTCAAGATTAATTATACAATCTTTCATCCAAAAGGAATGATCACCTTCGTTTAAAACAAACAACATACCATTAAACTGATTGTCAAATTTTTTACCCATCATTCCATTTTGAATATCTTTGGGTGTAATCATTGTTTTTACAGTAAAGGAATTGTTATTTATTAATAGTTCCATAATGATAAATATCGTAAAATATTAAAATAATTTGTTTTTTTATGATTTTGTAGATATTTATGAAATACAAAAAAAACACACACCCCTACACTTTTTGTTGGAAAAACATAAAATCCCAGAAATTTTAAATATTTTTTTGGGATTTTTGTTTTTATATTAAATTTTTTATATATTTGTACTATGAAAACAGCATTTAACATTAGAATACTACACGAAACATTTGGTAATTTACTAAATGAGACATTTGTTGATCAAATACAATTTAAATTATTCTTAAAAATGATCCACACCAGTGTTGAACTAAAACAAAATTTATCATTTTATAATGGTGATACGTTTTATATCAACATACCAGGTAAAATTTTAGTTGATTGTATAATTGTTACTAACACAAATGAGATATCTTTAACAGACCAAGTTAGAAGTAAGATTGAGGCTTTGGTTACCGCGTAAACTTGGTTTTTTCATTTTCCTATGTTCAAAAAATGAAATGGTGGAGTCAATGGGTTGTTAATTAAATTTAACAACCCATTATTTTAATTTTAAAATTTGACCAGGTTTAAGTTCTGTTGATTTTAAATCGTTTAGTTTAATTATGGAATCAACGGTTACTGATTTGTCATATTTGGAAGCAATTCCAGATAATGTTTCACCTGGTTTTACAACATATAGTTTAAAGACACTCGGAGAAAGACCACCACCACCAATTTGTGATTTAGGTTTTTGTTGTTTAATTTTCGGTTCAACTGGTTTAGATAATTCTTCAGCATATTTTAAGAAAGCCCTTTGGTTATTTTTCATTCGTTCAGCGACAGTTCCTTTTTTTCTTGGATCATCAACATTTGAAAAGTCAATGTTCCAACCCTCAAGATATTGCTTAGCACCCAAAGACCAATTACCATCATTTAAACTTTTAACCCATTTATAAACACTTTTAACTTCACCACGATATGTTGCATTAACCAATGCTCTTTGAACATACACTGGGTATTTATCAAATTTTGGAAAAACTTTTTTAGCAATCTCTTCGTGTTTTTTAATATCATCAGTTAATAATTGCTCGGCTTCTCTATTTGAGATAATCATACCTGGTTTTACTGATGGTCCGGTATGACCCCAACCAATTGTTAACACACCACCATAAGGTGATTTTTTACTAATAAATGTTTTTTTATTATTTGGTGGTAATTTCGGATCCTTATCATCAAAAACGTAATGTTGGTTCTTACTATTAACAACGGTTGATTCATAACCTTTAATTAAATTTCTAAATTCTGTGTCATTAACAACACTTTCAAACAACATTTTATGTTGGTTTTCAGTTATTATGATTTTCATAATAATAAATAGTTGTGTAATTAAAAAAAAATATCTATATTTGCTATATGGAAAAAACAATATACATCGTAAGAGGATGTCCGAATGCTGGAAAATCAACATTTGCTAAAACATTGGGTGGAATACACATTGAGGCGGATCAATACTTTGTTGACGCTGATGGTAATTACAATTTTGATGGTAGTAAAATTAAAAATGCTCACGCTTGGTGTTTAGATAAGGTTAAAACGAGTATGGCTGTTGGTAGAGATAAAATAGTGGTCTCAAACACCTTTACACAAGAATGGGAATTCCAACCATACCTTGAACTTGCAAAAGAATATGGTTACAAAACTTTCACTATTATAGTTGAAAATCGCCACGGAAACACCAACGAACACAATGTTCCTGAAGATAAAATTCAACAAATGAAAAATCGTTTTAATATAAAATTATGAATAGATTAGACAGATTAAAAGAACAACATCCAGATTTGAATGTATCGTTAATTGACATTATTACATCATTGGATCCGAGTGGTACTTATAAGTATACCGAGTTTTTAATTAAAAACTTTAAAAGAGATAACGAATATTACAGTACAAATTTGGACGAACTTAAAGGTTATTTAGGTGTATTTTTGTTTGGGTCTGGAGAAATTGAAACTCTAAATGAATTTGAAAGACATTCAAAAGCTAATAGGATAAAAGAAAAAGATATTAGTCAATATAGTAATTTTTTAGAATTAAACGAATCTGTCTTAGCAGCTAAAGAAATTGAAAACAGAAAAAAAATTGAAAAAGAAATTTTAAGGATTTACGAAGATGATACTTGGTTAATTTTAACGCCACTAAGTTTTGAATCATCCAAAATTTATGGTGCAAATACAAAATGGTGTGTAACGCAAGAAAGATATTGGAATCAATATTTGACAACACATAGATTAATATATGTCATTAATAAAGAAACAGATGTAAAATTTGCGTTTTCTAAGAATTTTGGTACAGAACGAATCCAGTCTTGGGATTCTTTAGATAACGAAGTTGATCCAATGGTTGTTAGTTTTATACCAGATGAGTTATTTTTAAAAATTAGAAAAGAGTTACAAAAAGATAAAACAACTGGTGATTTAATTGGTTGGGGTGATAATGTTAAAAGTATACGAAAAATATCTGATTATCCGATTACTAGGGACTATAATAGTGATAATAATATAGCGTTAAGAGATTTCACCAATATGTTGTTGGAAAATCGGACTAATGGTATATATGTTAATGATGGGTCAGGTGTTTTAAATAATAACAATAGTGTACCGACAGACATACACACTGGACCAATAAGAGTTAGTGGTTTAGATCATATACCAAGATTAGGGACTACTGAAATAATTGCTAACCGTAATAATAATATTGCGGTAAACCATAACGATTATATAAATAATTATCTGAATGAGTTTCTAGATACTTATAATCGCGGTTTTATAAATAATTATGTGAATGAACATCTGCCTATACCTAATGATAATGTCATTACACCTTTAATTAATTTACCTTAAAAATTATGAGTTTTAAAAAATTATTGACAACAGGAAAAGTGTGGATAACCTCAGATACCCACTACGGTCATAAAAATTTGACGAGAGGAGTGACCAATTGGCGAACCCAGGATGGTGAGATTCCGATTGACTCAACAAGAGACTTCCAAACGATTGATCAAATGAACGATCGAATTGTTAGTGGAATTAACAATATGGTTGGTCAGGATGATACTTTGATAATGTTGGGTGACGTTTCATTTGGGGGTTTTGAGAATATTGAAATTTTTCTTGATAGATTGATATGTCAAAACATTCATCTTATATTAGGAAATCACGATATGCACATCCAGAACAATCGTGGAAACATACAGAGTAGATTTTTAAGTATTAATCACTATTTGGAAGTGAATATTGAAGGAAAAAATTTTGTATTATGTCATTATCCATTACAAAGTTGGCACGGACTAAATAAAAGTGTTATCCAACTTCACGGGCACACACACCTTGGTAATAATAAAAAATTTGGTAAAGGTAAAAAAATGGACGTTGGTATGGACGGGAATGACTTAAACCCATATAGTATTGGTGAAATCATTAAGATTATGGATAAAAGACCAATATTTTCAGATATGGATAATGATCATCATCTGGATGATTTAGTTGGTGTTGTTGGTTAATAAAATGGAAGACAAAATAAAGGAAAAATTGTTGGGTTTAATCAAAAAAGTTGGATTTGAATCTGTAACAAAAATTGTTGGATCCTTGGATAAAACATTTGAAATCTTTGATATCAAAAAACCAATGGATTTCTTAAATTTATTTAATGATTTGGAATCAGTTCAGAGTGAAGAACAAGAAAATTTGACAT